AAATATATCCGTATAAACGGTACCACTATTTTTACCATTTAAACCAACACCTATTCCTAAATGATATTCAAGTTCTTTAACAGGTTCATTATATGATAAATCGGTTGGTATTTTAATTAAATTAATTATATTACTTGGGAATATCATTTCTGGGTTATAATCTTTATCACCAAGTCTATCCCAGTCAAATACATTTACTTTAACATCAAACTCATATTTAGGTAAAATTGCTGACCCTATAACCTCAACATTGGATATAGACGGTGTATCTCTCCTATCAACAGGGAAATTCCATGGTATATCTTTAAAATCATTTGTTTGTGGTATATAATTAACATAATCACCAGGTATTGTTACATTATCAATCTTGTGTTTGTTATATTTGGTTTTTATTGTATAGAACTTTCTTTTTCTATTAATTATGTCGTATTCAAATAACCCCGTTTTTGTGCCTTCCCATCCACCTGTTAAAGCCTCACCATTGGGTGATGCTGGCACTCTAATCCCAGGTGTTAATGATAATTTGTAATAACCCCATGGGTACCTAGTTTGCCAAGCCTCAACAATATCATATATTTCAAAGGCGTAATAACCTTTAGTTGGTATACCATTGTCGATATCATCTGTTGGCACTAGATCACCGAATTGGTTTAATTTATAATACTCCATATACATGGGTAAAGAAACCCTAAACACACCTGTACCATATTCAGCCTTAAAAGCTCCAACCCTTACTCTACTACCAGGTGTTAATTTATCATCTAATCTATAGATAACGACCATCAGTTCCTGTAATGGCCAAATTTCACCAGTATCCCTATTTTTATTTGAGTCAAAACCTCTTAATTCTAAGGGTAAATCATTTTGATCCGTATCCTTAGGTTTATTAACTGAATAATCTTTTTTAATTTCAAAAGAAGCTGTTACTGAAGATAGCCAACCAAAAAATATCGCTGTGGGTGTGTATTTATAATTTATCTTAAAATCACATCTAGTAATACCAACATCGTGTTCAACATCATCACCCCAAAAAGAGGCTACATTAACCTGTTTAACCTCATTGAATATATTCGGCATTTGGTTAATATTAGTTTTAACCTCAACATCAAAAGAATCATTACCCTTGTAAATAAAATTAGGCACTTTATTAGGGTTATTGTTATCCACCGAATTTGTTGCATCCCTAAGATCTTTTATGTTAGCATACTCTGTTGTTGTTTCAACTAAATCATTTGCTGTTATCTCAAAACTTTTTGTGTCAAACAAATCGAAATCCATCATAATATTATGCGAACCAACTGGTACACCGAATATCATATAATCACCAGAATCATTTGTTGTGACAGTATACTTGTAATATTTTTCCATTATCTCAAGATATTGAGGGTAATGGGTTAGATCGTTTATAGTGGGTAAATTACCCACAGCTCTATGGCTAGGGTTTTGATTTCTTAACCTAGGTAACAAATTATACCTAACTCCGTTTGGGAATTGGTCGTTGACAGTTTCAAATGGGTATAGTTCGGTAATTTCAGGTCTTTCTTTATCAGCTGGATCAATAGGTACAAATATCGATATTTTCGCATTTTGCAAACCATATCCATTAGTAGTTTGTACCCTACCAACAATAACACCAAAATCAGACGAAGTTTTTCTATATACATCCGTGCTTGATATTTTTAAGCTTAAAACCTCTAAATTATCAAACTCATCTTCTAGATTAACTAATATTCTTTCATCTGGTGTATCCTGATTTAATACTATTTTAATGTTTTTCTCCATCCTTAATTAATCCCTGTTGCTATTATTGGTATGATTTTAATATCAACATCAGGTTTTTTAATATTAAGCATTTGATATTCCTCAACGATGATGTAATTGTTTGTGATATCAATCTCACCAGTTGCTGTATCAATTATTGTTTGTTTTGTTGTATTAGATGAATACCCAGAGCCCGTTTTGTTGTAGGCTTTAATGTAATTAACATTTAATACACCATCAATTTGTGTGATTTTCTTAATCATTTCACCAACACTATAGCTCTTACCAAGATTTGTTTTATCATTAGTAAACTCGCCTTTAACAGTATTAGATATTTTAGCGGATACTTGAACTTGCTGTCCCGTTTCAACTAACACGCTAACCTCAAAACCTAGATCAACAACTTCAGCTGGTTTAACAATAACATAATCATTAATCATTCTATATTTAGAAAGATATGCAGCGATATTTTCCATCAATAGAGATGAAACGACATTTGATATAGCACCGTTAGCGTCATAAGTTAAAACACCTATCTCAATCTTATTTTGTCTTTGGGTTATACTCGTTTTAGCGGGTGAACCGAATACACTAGGCATTGACATGATTAAACCCTTATAATCATTTAGTGTAACAGCTCTATTTTGAGCAGAAAAGTTATACGCTATATAATTTCTTAATTCCTCGATTGTTGGTTCATCTGAACCACCAACAGCTGGTGTTGTGTTGTTAACACCAATAGAGGCCCTTACCGTTGAGTTAATATTCTGATCTGGTCCATTAATTGTTGCGTTTAACCTAGTTATATCGGTTATCGTACCAACACCTGTATTGGATTCAACACCACCACCTATTCTATATTTAACGAACATTGTGGTGTTTGTGATCGGGGCCATACCTAAACTACCGTTTCTTAAAAAACTTTTTAGACTAAAACTACCACCATCCATGAAATCATCTAAAATATCAAACGATGAATCAGTTTGAGCACCAAATGTTATCTGACAGAACCCATTTGGGGTGAATTCGGTGATATATCTTTTATCAATTTTCTGGTAAACACCTTTAGCAATTCCGTTGACCCTTGGTGCTGTTGTATCTTCGGTAAAAACATTATCTTCAGCTAATGATGGTACCTCATACCATTTATTAGAACTACTATAAAATTCACTCTCAGCTGGTGTTGCTGTATAATTAGTACCAGCTTTGTGTATTATTGAATCAACTGATAATACGTTATTCTCTGGTAATGTTATCTTATAGAATGGTTGCGTTGTTGAGAACGATTGTGTGTAAACTTTACTAGACCCCGCAACAACAATACCAGTTTTTGTTATACTATAACCAGTTAATTTATTATTTATAAAAATTGGTCTTTTAGTTCTATCAACATTACCAGAACTATTAGTTGCGGAAGCAAAATCAATGTCATATAATACCTCATACGCACCAGAACCGTTACTAACTTGTGTACCAGCTTTAATAATTGGTAAATATTTTTTATCTTCTTGGTCACCATAAACTGGAACTTGCGCTGTAAACTCAACAACCGCAACAGCGGCTGACTTAGTTGGTAACTTTAAACCATATGTTTTGGCGATATTATATAAAGATTGTCTTTCTTGAGCGTAATCAAGAACCGTTTCTTGTAATGCACGGTCAATCTGATAGTTTAAATTATCCGCAATAGCTGCATTCAAATCCAAAAATACTGATAGTATAGATGCATCGTTAAAATTCTGTACAACTTCTGGGTAATACTGTTTAATGTAATTGATTTGCTCCGTTTTTAAGGAAGCGAAATCTCTTTTACTGTAATTTATCTGTCTTGCCATTTTTTATAGTGTTATAGCCAATTTATCGCTTGTCTGGAACGTTTTTGTTGTTATTGTATAATCTAGGTTTATCCTAATCTGATGTTCTCTTTCAGTGTCATTTTTATATCGCTCCTCGTCACCAACTCTGGTAATGACAACATCGTTTAATTTTAAATTTGGAATGTATTTTTCAACCGCATCTTGAATCTCAGCCTCTATTTTACCTAAGGTTATATCATCTAACGGTTCAAATATATATTGATATAAATTTGTACCAAAATCTGGCAAAAAATATCTGGATCCCTTTTTTGTTAATAATAAATGGATTAGCATAGCTTTAACCTCTGATTCGGGTATTGTGGTTAATCCAACATAATCACCACTATTCGAATTAACGAATGGGAAATCCATACCAAATGTTTGTTTCTTTATTGCCATAAATCTTTTATAAATAAATATCGGTATATTTTATTTTTTGTAAATAAAAAAATCCCACCAGTTAGGTGGGATTTATATTATTGAAATAATGTGTAACTAATAACCTATATTTGGTTAAGAACTACATCCGAAACAATCGAATTGACTATTCTCTGGTTTAGTTACTTCTTGTATTTGAGCTGGCTCTGGTTTAACCATAGCTGATATTGCTGATTCAGTCGCTGAAACATTAATTGCTAAGTGTTTCGCCCCTGTTGAAATAGCTTTTGTTCTCACATAGTAAGAAAGTGATTTAAGACCACGTTTCCAAGCCCAAAAGTGACTAGATGATAATTTCTGAACAGTCGGTGCCTGGAAATAAACGTTCATAGATTGTGATTGATCAATAAATGGTGCTCTATCAGCCGCCATATCAATCAATTCTTTCTGTGAAACTTCCCAGATTGTTCTATATTTTTGGATTAAATGCTCAATTCTTTTGATTTTTTTCTCATAATGTTTGTCATTTGGGTCCAAAAACTTGTTAAAGTTAATGTTTTGGATAGAACCTTCGTTCATAATGATTTCATTTTTAAAAGTTTCTGACCAAATACCCAAATCCTCAAAGTCTTCAATCAAATATCTATTTGCGATTAAGAACTCACCACCAACAACTCTTCTATTGAATAAATTAGATGGAATAACTTCTGTCATTTCATATGATCCAGTAATTTTAGCTGAAGAAGCTACTGGCATTTGCGCTGTGAATAAACTATTACAAATACCGTGTTCTCTAACAGACGCTTTTAATGAATTCCAATCCCACATCAATTCATTTTTATCAACACCCCACATATCAAATTGGAACTCCCCTTTTGACATCGGGGACCCTTTAAAATATTTGTAAGATTTATACTCACCAGATTTACATAAATCATTACTTTCGCTAATAGCCGCAAAATATATGGTTTCAAAAATTTTCTTATTCAATTCTTTAGCCTCATCCGATGTGAAAACGTAATCCATTAAAAAGAATACATCAGCCAAACCTTGTACACCAATAGCAATCGCCCTTTGTTCAAGACCACCTTTTTTACCCTTTTCAGTTGAATATGAATTAATATCAATAACTTTATTTAGCGCCCTAACAACTTTTCTAACTTCATGATACATGTGGTCAAAATCAAAAGTTTTGTTTTTTACATAGTTTTTAACAACTACAGATGACAGTGTACAGATAGCTGTTGTTTTTTCATCTGTGAATTGGTAAATTTCGTTACAAAGGTTTGATTGTTTAATAACACCGATATTCTGATGATTCGTTTTTTTGTTAGCGTTATCTTTTGAACAAAGATATGGTATACCAGTTTCAACCTGTGATTCAATAACTTTAATCCAAATATCCTGAGCCTTTACTTTCTTACCTAAGCCCATTTCTACGGCTTTGTCATAGTTAGCCTCATACTCATCACCAAAACACTCCTGAAGTGGCTTAATACCGTTCTTAACGATGTCATTCGGGCAGAATAAATACCAATCACCATCTTCTTCGACAGCTCTCATGAAATTATCTGGAATCCATAATGCTGTGAACAAATCTCTTGCTCTTAATTCTTCAGCACCAGTATTCTTTTTAATTTCAAGTAGGTCAAAAATATCTTTATGCCATGGTTCGATATAAATTGCGGCACTTCCTGGTCTACGTCCTTGTTGGTTAAAGAAACGAAGTGATTCGTTTACGATTTTAAGGTATTTTAATAACCCACCAGCAAAACCGCCAGATGTTTTAATTCTACTTTCTTTACTACGGATATTTGACATACATAGTCCAATACCAGCTGCGTCAGCGGAATAAACAGAGATGTCCCTTAAACTGTCTAAAAGACCGTTTCTTGAGTCATCGTTATTGTAGTGTAACACACATGATGCTAATTGAGGGATTTTGGTACCTGAATTAATCATGATAGGTGTTGCAGGGGAGATAAATTGGCTTGATAAAGCCTCATAGTATTCAACAGCCTCTTCAAACGAATTTGTAACCCATAAAGCTACACGCATATACATGTGCTGTGGTCTTTCAATTTGTTTACCTTGAGATGTTTTTGTTAAATACATTTCATGTAGTGATCTCCAAGCGAAATAATCAAACTGGAAATCTTTTTCATGATTAATAGCACCATCAATTTTATCTGGCCCGTATTCATTAATCATTTTAATTAGCGTCTCGTTGATAATATCATCTTCAGCTAACAAACTCATTGTTTCACTAAAACTTGGGTTTGTTTCTTTATGATAAGAAGAGATAGCGATATTTGCGGCTAATTTACTGTAATCATAGTGACTACCAGTATATGATGCAGCGATCTCAGCTATCAATTTATCAATCTCTTTTGTTGTTACCACCCCTTCATTTGGTAGTGAAGTTATAACTTTGATGAATATTTCATCAGTGTTAACTTTTAAACCTTTGGCAGCTTTTTTAATTCTTGTTAAAATCTTTGTAGGATTAAACGCAGCTTGTTCATCATTACGTTTTTGTATGATCATTTTATTTTTAATGTTATGTTAATATTTTAATTTTAATTAGAAATCATCAGTGAAACTAAGTTTCTCATTCAACTTAGCCTTTTGGTATTCCATTGTTCTAGACTCGAAGAAATTACCCTTTGTTTCGACAGCGATTTGCTCCATGAATTTAAAAGGTTGTTCGACATTAAATTCTTTCTTGCAACCGAATTTAACTAATAACCCGTCAGTTACAAATTCTAAATATTGTTTCATTAAATTAGAATTCATACCAATTAAAGATACTGGTAATGATTCTGTGATAAATTCTTTTTCAATATCCAAAGCAGATAAAATAATTTCTTTAATCCTAGCCTCAGATGGTTTGTCAACAATATGGTTATTAATTAAATGAATAGCGAAATCACAATGTAAATTCTCATCTTTAAAGATAAGGGTGTTTGCGTTACATAGACCTTGCATCAATCCTCTTGATTTTAGCCAAAAAATAGAACAAAAGGACCCTGAAAAGAAAATACCTTCAACAGCAGCAAACGCAACTAACCTTTCTTGAAAAGAAGAATTTTCGATCCAATCTAAAGCCCATTTAGCTTTTTTCTGAACAGCGGGTAGATATTCTAACGCTTTAAAACTTTCGATTTTCTCTTGGTGATTTGAAATGTATGTATCAATCAACAAAGAATACATAAGGCTGTGAATATTCTCCATCGCAATTTGCATACCATAGAAAAATTTAGCTTCTGGGTATTGGACCTCTTTTAAAAAATTTTCAGCAAGATTTTCATTTACAATCCCATCCGAAGAAGCGAAAAATGAAAGTATGTTTTTAACGAAATATCTTTCATTATCAGTTAAATTTTGCCAATCTCTAATATCATTAGATAGATCTACTTCTTCTGCGGTCCAAAAGGCCGCTTGGTGTTGTTTATAAAACTCCCAAATGTCATTGTGTTCAATTGGAAAAATAACAAATCTGTTAGGGTTTTCCTGTAAAATAGGTTCTTGCATAATTAATTTTTATTGTTTAAATAAATATGAACAAAGATAGTAATGTTTTTAGATATTAGCATCAATTTCTAAAGAAATATTTTCAACTTCTGTATCTCTTTGTGCCGCAACGCTTTCAAGATATCTTCTTCTTTGTTCGGTCTTTGATTGTTGTTGTTGTGATTCAAAACCCTTTTCGGTTAGTACGTCATTGGTGTCGATTATAATCCTTGAGTTGTCGAATAAGCAATCTTTAAATATCATACCATCATCACCCATACGGTTTTTAAGAATCGATATTGTTGCGATCTTTTGGTCTTTTTGTTCAAGTGTTTTACCGATACTCATTATAAAGTGAGCGATTTGTGCTTTCTTTAGGTTACCCCCCATGTTCTCGGTCTTAACCACCTCAACACTAGTTGAGCTTCTGTTACCTTGTGTGGCTGTCCAACCAACAACGTTCATCTCATCAACCATACTCTCAAACGCTCTCATGATTTTACCCTCATTTGACCACTCTTCGCTATTTGAAAATTCTTTTTCCATTGAAAGGCAATCAATATAATCCAAAACTAATACATCAACTTTAGTACCCTTAGAATTAATCTTTTTGATGATGTTTTTTAATTTATTAATCGTAACACCATCTGAAGGTAATTTTTGTAGATAAAGATTGTTCTTATGTTCTTCTTTGATGCTTTTGATTTTGTTCTGGATTAAAGTTTTGTTTTCAGATAACTCACTTAGTGGTATCTTAGTTAAAGCTGAGAAGTGTTTCCTTTGTACCGCTTCTTCTTTGTCTTCAAAGAAAATCTGTAACACCGTTTTACCTTCAAGAAATGCCGAACTAGCTACCTTGGTTAGGAAAGTCGTTTTACCAACACCAAGTGGTGCGATAACCAGACCAACCTCACCTTTTGACAAACCACCTTTGGTACAAACATCTATACCTTGAATACCAGTTGGTACTGGGTCACGATAATCTTCGGATAAAACTCGGTCAATATTATCAAATAATAATATCGGATCTTGTTCTTCTTTAAAAGTTATCGCATTTTTGATCTTTTCTTCGATCTCATCGTAATCCGAAATAATACCACGATCTAATTTTGTTTTTATTTCGTTTACGGCAGTTCTAACGGATTGTAATTTACAGAATTTCTTAGCGTTATCCTGTGTATTTAAATTACCGATTGTGCAATTCTCAATATCGGTAATAGTATCATCTAATTGTGTTCTTAAAGCAACGTGCTCGGAACTCACCTCTTGGTTAACTAACGCTCTTAAAGCTGGGAAGTTCATTAACACATCATGTTTCTTATAATAAGATTTAATCATGTGTGTTATCCTTTGGAAGGCTTCAGATGAAAAGTACTTGGGGTCGATAATGTCAACTATCGCTAACCCAAATTTATGGTCCGTAATTATCTCATTGATTAGTTGTAATTGGAAATCTTTACCTAAATCGTCAAAACTGTTTATTATATTACTCATTTAAATTTTATTTTATACTAATTGAACCTGTAAATCATACCCTATGTACTCTGTTTCAAGATCTCTAGTTGGTGTGCACAAACATTTTTGTACTCTAGTGATTAAATCATAGATATGTTGGCGTATATCAACTGTGTATCTAACTTTAACTGGGTAAATGGTTGCGTCCCATTCTCTATACGCAATAACTTTACCATCGTGTTTAACAACGATTTTCATAACATCCTTTGATGCATTTTGTTCGTAATCTTTTGTTTCGAGAAAATGTCTTTGGTGTTCGGTGATAAAATCCAAAGTCCTATCTTTTAGGACACTTTGAATCAAATACATATTATCATCAATAGCCTCTTTAAAATTCAAAGAATTGATGGCTTTATTATTAAACCCAATAATGTTAAAAAACCTTTGTACGATAATGTTATCGTTTAGGTAAAGTGTAAATTCAAATTTACGTTGTTCTCTTTTTTCTTCCATGTTATTTGTTTTTTGTGTTGTAATCATTTTCTTCCTTTTTTATAATAGTAATAAAAGAACTCCAGAAAACAAAGAAAGCGTCATCATTTTTTGGTAAAAAATTTAATAACTCATCTTCTCTCATCATTTCCATTATTTTTTTAATACCACCTCTACCTTCTGGTGATAACGTTTCATTAACCATTTCATTAATAGAATCCTTTAATTCATTAGTAACGTGAGGTTCTTTAAGGTTGATTATTTTGTTCATTACCGAAAAATAATCAGTACCGTATGTACCCCATTTAGTTTCACCGTTGATGATAGTATTTAAAGTCTTATCGTTAGGTTTTTCAATTAATAGTTCTTTGGTTCGATTAATCACCCAATCCTGGTTAACAGTATGTTTCTTTATTTCAGGGAAATATTTTAAAACTTTTTGTTCCCCAATATTTTGTAGACCAGATATGTTATCGCTAGTATCACCAGCGATCATTTTTAATATACCCACATTTGAATAGTGATAATCAAAATAGCTATCGAAATTATCCATATTAATCATAACCTTAGCACCTTTTATCGTTAAACACACTTTCGTGTTTTCATCTAATAGTTGTAATAAGTCACGATCATTTGTGTAAACAATTTTATTCTCATTAGGTGAGTTCATTGAATAGTGTGCGATGCCGTCATCAGCTTCGCAACCATCTATCTCAACTTGTCTAATCGATAATTCTTCAAGATATTGTTTGATTCGAATTCTTTGTCTATCTAAGTCATATTTTTCATCAAGACTAACCTTATCTTCACGATTTTTTTTGTAATATGGGTAGTAAGCTTGTCTGTATTCTTTAGAACCGTTACCTTCCCAAAATACCACAACTTTTGTAACCGCATAATCCTGATAAAACCTTTTAATCGTATTGATAAAATGGAATATGGTACCAACGCTACCTTCTTTTCCCTGAAGTTGCTTGGTACCATGAAATCCTTGTTTTAGAAGATATTCACCATCTATAAGTAATGAGTTAATACTCGTATTAACTTTGTGTCTTATTGGTTTATTAATCTTCATCAGAATAAGAGATTTTTTGGTTAACCTCATATTCCTCTAACTCAAAGTTAGCGTCATCTAATTTAGAAGCCCAGTACTCAAAAGTTTCCTTTTTGTACGCATCTAAAGCAGCTTTATCACGTTTATCATCTGTAATGAATCCGTGTGGTGTTACGATAAGTTTTGAATCCGCATATCCAAGTCCATTAATATGGTTTTTATCTACAGTAACTTTTGTTCTAGTGGCAAAATTAATTTTTCTACCTTTACTAGTTGCATCAATTTTGTTAATACCACCATCAGCTTCATTACCAAAACGGAATACTAATGTAGATGCTTGGTAAATAGCTTCACCACCTTTTGGTTTCATTTTAGGTTGACCCATTGGTGAATCTGGGAGTCTTACCCATGGTAAATTACATACAACCAATCCATTCAAATATGGTGATGTCTCTTTACGGCTATTATTGATTCTTTGGTTAATACCCATATTAATCTTTTCAGCCAGTACACCTGCGGTGTGTTGTTTACCACCTTTACCTTCCCATGTCATTTTACATGGTACTGAACCAACTGAATCCCAGAAGAAACAAACATCATAAGGTAAATCACCTTTTGCTTGCATATCTAAAACCTCATTGATGTAATCGGTAACTTGTTCAACATAGTTGAAGTCATCACGATAAAGGAAGAATCCATCCCATTCACCAGTTTCTTCATTTCTTGAACAATCCAATCCCATAAGTTGGCAATGTTCGAAACTCCATTTTTTCTCTGTTACCAAATAAACTGGTAAAATACCTTTTCTTTGTGCATCAACTGATGCTGAGATTAAGGCGCTAGTTTTACCTGTGTTCGTATGACCAAGTAACATGTTGATGTGACCCATACAAGGGCCTGGTACGCCAGATGCCTCTAAAAAGGCTTCCCCACAATTTAGGAATAAATCTGCTTTGTACTTTGTTGTTGTGCTTAATTTCTTTTTGAGATCATCAAAAGAGAATTCTTTTTTCTTAACTGCCATGATATATTTTTTTTTAGGTGTAAAAAAAGCATGGACACTTGCATAGACATTATGTCCATGCTTACATCCATGCTTTAATGTTATTTTTTTTTAGAACGGTAAATCGTCAATTTTCAACTGAGCATTTGGTGCTTCTTCAACCTCTGGTGATTGAGTCATAGAAGAGTTGTCATCAGCATCGTCCTCAGACATCGCAACTGGAGCGTCATACACAGCTTTAGGTGCTGGTGTTGAGGTGTAAGTGCTTACACCTTCTTCAGTTTTAGCGATAAAACATTTTTGCTCAGCATCCCAAATTGGTTCGCTACCTTCAGCAACAATAGTTAAATACTCAACAGATTTTTTCTTAAATACGTCTGTCCAAGCCATTGGATCACCTAACCACTCTACAGCCTGGTTTTCATCATCAGAAAGTTTAGACTCTCTATCAGGGATGATAGATGCAACCTTTGTGAAACCAACTTTTGAGTCTCTTGATTTATCTCTAATCATAGAGATTGTAAGGTCAAAACCTTCAAATGGGTTCCAGAACGCCCCATACTTTTTAACAAGTGGTGCGACTTTGTCCATGATACCAGAGCCGTCTTGTACAGCTGGGAATCTCCAGAATTTTACACCTTCATGTTCTTTACCACGTTCGATAACACGAACAATGAAGAACTGACGTGACTTGTAATTGATAGCCAATTTCTTGTCTTCTTTGTCAGCGCTTTTCATTAAGAACTTATACATGTCATTCAATGGTGAAGCGTCACCATCTTGTGATGGATCATAAAGTTTTGTCCATCTTTTTCCAATTTTTAAGTTGTGGAAATAACCAACTTTGTACCATTTTGTCGGATCGTCTTGATTAGGAAGAATCCTAATTGATTTCTCACCGCTTTGTGCACCCTCATCAAGTGCAATTGTAAAATACTTTGTCAAGTCAACAGAACTAGATTGGGTAGTCTGTGTTGTTTTCGACTTTGCTTTCTCGTAATCGGCCAGTGTGTCTGTTGCGGCCTTGCTCCAATCGATTTTTTTGTAGTCAATCATAATAATTTATTTTTGTTATGGTACAAAAGTAGGTACAATTACCCGAAAAGTCAAGAACCTGACAAAATATTTTTTTAATAAAACAAAAAACCCCCTAAAGGGGGTTAAATATAATATTTTTTTTTAGAGTTAGGGGTTAAAAGATGGATTTATATTTTTTAATACCAAATACTAATAAACCTCTATAAACACTAGCTGTTTCGTTTTCACTCACATTAACCTCTGTAACTTCTATTGATGCGATGGGTATTTCCATCATACCCATCATTGAGAAGGTTAGATCAGTAACGCCATTAATTGTTGCGACTACTGTGTCATTTGTGTTACCCAATGGGATAAAAGCATAATACTCAATTGTATAATCCTCTGTGTTTGTAAAAGTTAACGCTGGGTCACCAACTGTTAATTTTTCCATAACCAATTCTTGTTGTATATGATTCATATTAATAATTACTTACAGGTTTTTCTTTATTGTTTGAATTATAAAAGCTGTTTTTAATATCAGTCTCATTATAATTGTTCATAAGATTATCCATCATCGATAACTTATCTGGTCTATTTTCAAGATCGGTCTGTGTTTTTGGTGCGTTACCACTCATATATTCATCTTGTGTAACACTAAATGGATATGAATCTTTTGCCAAAACTTTTCTTCTCTCTTCTTCGGTTGGTGGTCTCATTAATTCAACTTGTTTTGTTAACGCATCCATTTGTTGTACCAATGAATCCATTTTTTGTAAACCTTGTTCAACACTATTAACTTTATTAATGATATCCTCAATTTTTTGTGATGAGTTAGCTATCTTTTGTACAATATCATCGGCTTTTGCTGCCATTTCTTTTGTGGAGTTAACTAATTCAGTTACATCAACCTCAACATCACCTTCAGGAGCCGCTGGTGCTTCTTCTGGGGCAACTTCATCACCTAAAGCTGGTTCTGTATCCGCAACTGGTGCTTCTTCTGGAGCTGTTGTGTCCATCCCTGGATCCATAGGTGCTTGATCACCAGTGGTGTCAATACCAGCATCAACTGGTACCTCTTCAGGTGCTACCTCAACTGGAGCTTCTTCTTCAGCTTCATAGAATTTATAATGATGTCCCTCATATAGTTTATCTTGATAGGACATGATATTGTTGAATCTTTTTATCTCTTCGGATAAAATATTATCTAATTTCTTACTCATCTTAAAAATGTTTTTGTTGAATGGCTTATAGGTGATTCTTCTCTCAATAGCTCTCTACCGTCCTCTAGGACCAATTTTTTTTCTATCAAAGTTCTCTCAATTAAACCGTCTTTTGTTTTTACATAACAAACTCCAGTTTTTAAATCACAAACTTCTTCTCCGATTTGTGCTTCTTCAACTCTTTTACCTAAGAATTGGTCTAATTTGCTACCAATGTTGTTCATAATCGTTTACTTTCTTATAAATATCTAATTTTTTATTAAAAGTTACTATTAACCCTCATTAACATAACCATAAATATAATTATTTAAAGTTTTCCATGATTTATAATTAACTGGGCTAAAGTTACTACCCCATGGTGAGTCATTAACAGCCTGCATAGCAGCGTTAATATCATCATCATTTCGGATATTTTTAATCGCTGTTATTATAGCACCATATCTACCATTATTCAATGTATCTAATGTAGCCTTTAAACCTTGTGCTCTGTTTATAAAGTTTTTAACACCAACGCTATTGAAATTAGTGGCCCCAGCTGCTTTTTGTGTTGTGTTAAATGGATTATAAGTAGCCTTAGCACCTTCATGCTGTCTCCAAGCTTTCATAAATTTAATCTGGCTTGAATTAGGTGAGCTAACCCCAAGACCTTTCAGTACATCTGTTAAGAACGCAACTGTATAATCCAAACCTTTTGAAACAACATCTCCGCTACCCGCTGTTTGGCTATCCCCACCACTATTATTAGGGATAACCTCACCCTTAAGATATGGTTCTGGGTCGGTTAATAAAGCTTGGTTAGCTGAACTAAAATAATTACTATTGTCTAAGCTAATAGCGTTTTTCAACACCTCAAAGTGTAAATGTGGTTGTCCTGGTGAACCCTCATCACCAGATTTAGCGATTAGCTGACCAGCTGATACAGTATCTCCAGCTGATACAAATCTTTCTCTTACGTGACCATATAATGTTGATAGCCCGTGATTTGGATGTGATAATATTACCGCATAACCATAACCACCAAACGCTTGGCTTGATACGACAACACCGTCCAATACAGCATAAACATCAGTACCAAGAGCCGCTCTTAAATCATTACCCTCATGAACCCTACCTCTCGATGCTTGGTAACCATAACCAGAGGTAACATAAATATCTTTTAAAGGGTTAACCCAACCAACTACCAATCCACTTCCTTGTTGGCCGCTACCGTTTCGAACGGGTGATACGTAAATATTATCAGTTTGTTCGCTGGTAACATTTTTTATTGTCCACTTGTTGATGGTATCACCAGTAGCGTTACCATTATCTTGACCCAGTATTTTTAAATCAATATGAGCATGTTTGTTTATTTTTATGGTATCATACTCAAATTTTTCGCTATCATTACATAGTTTAAAGAATGCATATTTTTTACTCTTACCATATCCACCCATAACATATGCAATCAAATCTTCATCATAACCTTCTATTGTAAAAGTTTTTGAAAAGGCTTTAGAGAAATCAAACGAACCATCTTTTTGTGAACCAAGTTCTCTAGGTGTTGTACCGCTTGTAGTTTGTGTGTTATTATTAAACTGTGGTAACCCCGCAAAGAGCTGTTGTTGTACTGTTTGTTGTGCTGGTGCTTGTAATGAAAATTTAAACTGTGTATTTAAATTAGCGTTTGTTGCTGGGTATAACGTAGGTGCTACAACACCAGTTGACTCGGCAGGGTTTGCCAAATCCAATTGGATAGCGTTTTGAATTGCCGCTTCTTGTAATGTTTGTTGTACTATACTAACAGTTGGTGTGGCTGGTGTTGTGTCAAAATAACTAACCAATTCATAAGTTGATAATCCATTAAATGTTTTAAGGTTACTTTTGGTTGTATCGCTAACCCAATAATTGACTCTTGTTATCGCACTAAGATTATCTTGTCCAAAATCACCAGGAAATGTTATCTTAGGTAATGTCTCATCATTAGTAATAGCCGTTCCTTTACTATTTGTGATTAAGGTTGTTTTTGGGTTATATTTTTCTTCAGCTGTTAAAGTTAAATAAGCTAATAAATCATTCGGTTTTTGTTGGAATTCGAGTAATTTATATAAGGTTGTTTGATACATATCACCAGCTGTTGTTGGGTAATTATCCAATAATTCACTTAAAGATAGTTCGTTAGTTTCATACCCAAGTTTATTATATAAATCATATGCAACAATATCTACAAAATATGGTGCTGTATAATCTATATCCCACGATACGGCCAATTCCGATGCGTTATTATGTAAATATGATATTAATGTTTTAATTAATACCGTATCAGTTTCATCACCACCAGTCATTAATTTTAAGTATGAGGCGATAACCCATAAACCGTTATATGTAACATATTTATTCACCCCTTCATCAGTAGCTCTTTGATACAATAAACCATATTTGGTTTCACTAGTTGTACCACTAACACCTGTGAAAGATCTATTGGTATATATTTCACCAGACGTTGGTATTGGTGTTGCATCATCCCTATCTAAATAACCTTGTTGGCCAGATAATTCTTTAGCTTTTTTAAGTAATGCTCTAATAACCGCAACATTTGGTGTCGGTTTTCTAGCTATCGGTTGTCTAACACCCTTAAACGTTGTCGTCATGGTATTATTTGCAGATATTTTGTGGCTAACATTTGTTATCCAATAGGTACCATAAAATAAAGGAACATTTCTTAAGTAAAAATATGATAATGGTTGTATTGTAGCGTTACCTAGACTATTAACGGTACAAGAATATGATCTGTTTTCCATCGCACTAAATAACTTACCGCTTGATAAAACTGGTTGACCACCAGCTATGGCAACTTGTGCGTTGATACTTTCTTCCGTATTAGCGAACTCATCAGTTGATAACTGTATACTCTCAAACATGTTTTGATTAGGGTTCGCAAAATCCACGATAAAAGATGAGACATTAGAATTTCTAACATCTGAAGGTACGTCTTCATTAAGGATTTTACCATTGCCATCTATATCCAGACTATTTTGATCAATATCTAAACAAAAAGAGTTACTTAAATCAAAATTACTTTTAGCTGAATTCTTTTTACTACCACCGTTACCAACCGATGATGTTAATGACCCTAATTGGAATATGAAAGAGGGGTTTGATTCCCACATTTCAAGTGTGTTAAAAACACCGAACATGTCATGGGCTAAATCATATGGACTATCTTTTTCGGTAACAGAACCACTTAAGTTTATATAAGATGTTAATGGCATCAATAAGAATTCATGATCACTAGCTAACTTAGATAAAATTGTCCACATAGATTTTGATGTGGTTTTATTTATCTCACCTTCCTTATATAAATCATCTGTTAATGTTTGTTTAAATGAAACTATATCAACAAAAACTTTTGTACCAAAAGGGTTATTACCTCTATCCAAGACTTGGGTGTAATCGACTAAATCTTTTAATTTATCACTACTAGGTGTTAATAAACCATTATCATCACAAATATCTTGTTGTTGTACATTAAAGTTAAAAAATAACGGGCTATTTAAAATCGCATTAACATCGGCAGAACCTAGTTCATGACTACTTTTCTTTATTAATCGATCATCGGTGGCATTAATATTAGTATATGAAACATTTTTATCATAAAGTGTTTTAATCCTATAGTATGTACCTGTTCTAATATCAATTTCATCGGTTTTAATATCTTCATATTCATAACCATCCCCATCAACAGTATCATTATAATTTGTGGTTAATTTTTCTAATAACTTTTCATGTAAGGACCCTAAGGAACCATTTAAAGTGGTTAATGCTTTTTCAACAAAATCTTTATTAAATTTTTTAACCCAATCGTTAAACACTATATCGGACTGGAAATCTTCAAATTTTTCATTAACATATGATATAGAATCTTTTGGTATTAAAACACCGTTTTTAATTTCAGAAATAACGATATATTTTTTTTTCTGATGGTCATAAATTTGGTTTTTAGCACCTTCTTTTGAGGGGTGAATTAAAGCCGAATCGTAATTATCTTTAGTTAAATCAAATAATCTTGTTTTACCGTTATATAGATTTAACGCTATCGATTTAAATAAAGTTTCAGCTATGAAAGATCTTAAATATGTTATTAATAATTTTAAATTACCTTCATTTAATTGTATATTTAATTTCCTAAAAAAAACTCTAGTCAATTCCGTTATAACAAAATCTTCACCCAAATTAGGATCAATATTTTTTGTCATACCTTTAACCAATACGTATTTTTTAACCAATTCATCTATACCAGGATCTAGATCACTATACCCTGAAATATTTTGATCACCGAATAAAATTGTTCTGAATAACAAAACATCACCAAGCGATGCCACGATATTTTCATAAGTTCTTGTGTTTGTTGAATATGCTATAATTGGGTTAAAAATAAACGAATTTAATCTTAAACCATTTGGGTTATTTAAATCGGAACTCTCTATTGTTAATGGTCCACCTGTTGAGTAATTATTTACGGTTATTTTTGCGTTTAAAAATTCATCTATTACGAACCTAGCCTTATCTTCTTGACCTAAAGTTAATGCGGTGTTAATAACCTTAGCTAAACCAGTTATAGAGGCGAATTCTATGAAATTACCAGAGTAACCACAAATCAGCGCCAATAACTCATCTTTACCGAAAGATCTACCGTATAATTCAACACTATTTGGTAAGTTGCTATACCCAAACATCGTTGTGTGTTTTAACAATGATTTAAAATCAAACGTATTAAATGTTTTATTAAAATAATTTTCTTGGGTACCATCAGCAAATTTTTTGAATAGTGTTCTGAAGTCTTCTAATTTATCAATGTCGAAAATATCTAATAAAATTTTTGCAGAATCCGCATCTTGTATTTGTTTGTTATCCGAATAATAATTAGTGATACTGTCAGCATTACTAACTAAGTTTTCAAAAGTCGAATATAATGTGGACCCAGCTTTAAAATCGTTATAAGATCTAACAACCTCTTCATCGGTATTAGACATGTCATAAAACAACTCACCGTTTTTATAATCATAAACACTACCGTTTTTTAAATGGAAATGTTTATACTCGTAATAATCAACGGATATTAAATCTGGTTTTTGTGTTGCATTTTTTGGGGCGAATTTAATAGTCTCTGGGTATATTACGCCACTAGTGTTTGGCGAATCAAACCAAAATAATCTACTGGTATTATATATTAAAGATTTGTTATCGAATTTAAGTCTCTTAACACCCTCTGGATCCGTTGTATTTGCAATGATATAAACATCATCATACCTATCAAAATAATTGATGAATGTGCCATTTGATGGGGCGTTTTCTGGTCTAAAATATACGGGTAAATACATACCCATTAAAGCGGTATCATTTGCCGTAACATTTTTAGGTATTATTCTATCAGAATAGTTTTGTGAGTTATTAAGGGAAACAAATTCAGCTAAACCAGGGTTTATCTGCGAATATAAATAGGTCCTGTTCCAGTAATTTGTTATATCATTTGATACCTTAGAATCGATTACCAAAAATTCTGGATCATTATGTACTAAATTTGATAAATAGGCATCACCTTGTGTTTCAAATACCGTATGTACAACATTAGTTTTTTGGTACTTATACTTAGGGTTTATAGACGCTTTATTATTACCCAAACCGTAATCAAAATCGTTTTGTGTAAATAAATTATTAACATTAATATCACCACCACAACTTGGGTAAACAACAAATGAACCTCTTCCGTCTAATGCTTTAAGTTTATTATTCTCTTTTTGGTTAAACTCTCTTGACCACATTGATACCAATAGTCTTGATGCGTAATCATATAGGTCGTTACCAGTTAACTGGTTAATCATTAATATGATTGTGTATAACTCATTATACTCCTTAGTTTTAATATCTATATAACCGATGAACGATCTTGAATCAACATTATATTTATCTAAGATTGTTAGGTTCCTATTAACTCTATTGGAATCTGTGTCTGGTTCATTACCATCTGGTGGTATTAAACTGTGTATTAATAAAGTGATAAAATCAGGTATTTCAATATCATCCTGTTTAGCTTTTAAATTATTAATAGCACACAGTTTTCTAACTATGTTATAAACATCAACCGTGTCCATATAACCACCAAGAAAATTACATTTTATCTTGGATAGAAGTAAAAAGAATTCTATTTTTTCTTTATTATTTTTATCCGTGTATAAAAAATCATTGTCAAATGTTATGGCGCTAGTTATAGTGTTTAAATCAGAGTCTGCTGTTGATATATTAAATTTAACTTTAGGTCCGTAACTATTATATGATCCTAGGAAATTTATATTCTGATCATTATATGTTTTAAACGTTTTTAATTTACCCCTAAAATTACCAATTATATGGTAAGGTAAACCATCGTCATTTAAACTACTATTTTCATTTGTTTGACCATCAAGACCTTCATTGAAGTATAGGTATGACATTGAGTTTAAATAATTATTTAAAACACCGTAACCAGAAAATGGTATATGTGATGATATGTTATTACTTAAAGAGATATCCTGTTTAAATTCATAATCATAATATGTATCACGATAATTTTTAGGTAATTTCTGGTCTCTATATGATTCATAATCAAATGACATTAAATCATCAATGAATCTTGGGGTTAGAGGTTTTACGAATGGTAACGTTGCGGCTTTTAAACCAGCGTTATTGTTATCGAAAGCGTATGAACCATAATGTTTGTTCAATAATAAAGGGTTGGATAATAAATCACTACCATCTTTATTTGAAACACCGTTAATTGTTTTTAAATCAATATTATTATCTGGAGTTCCATAATAATAAAAATCATATAATCCACCAATGTATAACACCAAGTGGGTGGGTACCTCAATTAATCCTTGGGTTCTTTTAAATATCTTACCTAATTGTGCTGGTGATACCACCCCATTATTAGACTCTGTTGCTAAACTAGAAATAAACAGCTGTGCTGTTTTAAATAATTTACCAGTTTTAGATTCATTTACTATATTTTGCGCAAATATTGCGTGGTTAACGGGTGTTGATGGTGATTGGTATGCGGTTGATTGGGTACCGTATCTAACAGGTAGATCATGTACATTTTTAAATAAAGTTTCGGTTTTAAACGCATCGTGATATTTTTCTGCGGTTGACAACAATATGTTATTATTGTATTCGTCATATGCAGTTGACATCACGGCACCTAAGTCCGAGTCGGTACTATTAAGATATCTTTCTTTTAAAAAATTTGCTAAAGCTAATCCCATTTTATATTCTTACTTTACTATACTTAGTACCACTTGTTATTTTTTTAGTATTATCTAAGTTTAAACCCCCAAATTCCATCCCCAATTTACCATCTTTAAGTAATTCATCTGTTTTTAAAGCAAATGTTAAAGGTGTGGAGTTACTGTCATTGGCTTCAACCCTACCGTTAACGATAAAATTTAACGTGTCCACATTTTCAGTGTTTAAAGAATAAAAATAACCATTATTTGCGGAAACTAAAGATGTTTTTCTATAAGCTTGTAATTTAGTTGAGTAATCATTTAAATAATCACTAAAACCATCGTACATATCATGAGAATCCAATCCGTTAAAAAATAATGATCTTGTTGTTTGACCTTGATTAGAGTTTTTCCTGTTTTTATATTTTAATGGGTTATATTGATATAATTTTTTAAATTCCGTTATATCAGTAGCTTGGTTAATAATATTATCAACTTTAACATATAAATCCCTTAATTCACTAATAGTGTAATTTGTTGATAACAAAGCCTTAAGCTCTGGGATAATATTATTAATATTATTAACGATGGCAACACCATTTGTTTCATTAGTGTAATTACCACCTGTTGTTACAACTGTACCATTAACAAATTCATTACATATCCTATCATAATTTGTTGGTGTTTCGGTACCTTCATAAACATTATGACCAATAAAAACACCTAGATTACTATAAAAATCATGTATGTCATTAGCATCTTTATTAGCGTATCTTCTTTCAATTAAATCAAATTCGTGGTCAACAAAAAGTTTAGTGATATCATTTATCTTGGTGACATCGCCAGCTGTGTTAATATAACCTAATGTTGAAAATAACATTATTTTTTCTATAAACTCTAAACCAGTTTCTCTTGGTGATTGTTGATCATTATAAAAATCTAAATTATTAACCACCAATAATGTTGTCAATAACGCTATTTTCTTATCGCTAATAACATTACCTTTAACCTTTTTAGCTTCTTCGATTTGAAAAAGTATGTCAGCTTCGGTTTGGCTATCAATACCATCTTTAGGTAGTTTTTTTAAACGTTCTAACGCTCGATATATCTCCTCAACAAACTGAACCTCAAACCAATTAACTGTTTTTCTTGTCCAGGGATAAACCTTTTCCCAAATAAAATCTTCAGTATTTGTATCAAATTTTTTCTTAAAATAATTAGGGAATGGGTAGAATCTTTTGTCACCAGGTGAGTTTGTTGGTATGTCATACTCACCGAATTTTTCCTGGTTAGTTCTTCTACCAGCATCATCCATTAACTGTTTTGACGCATTTAACCCAACTAGATTTAACATTGTTAAAAATACTTGCATATTATTCATTAATATACGTAAAACGTTTGACATGTTTGGTACGTAACCTAAATTTTCTTTTAACTGTAAACCTAAATTATCTACGATTGTAGTTTCTTCTTTATCATAATATTCTGAAAGAACTTTAGATATTGTTTTATGTAATTGTTTAAAATATATCTCAGTATAATAAATCTCATTTAATTTAGATTCATCGTTTGAATCTGTATAAAATAGCAATAATAAACTTTCCTTAATTAGTGAATTTAAATTTGTTATATCTAAACCACTTTTATAACCTTCTGGTATACTCGTATCAGCAATAACCGCATTGAATATAGCTGTTTTTAGTTCAGCGCTAACACCATTATCACCATCATTCATAGAAGTTAATACATCGTTATAACCATAAAAAATTTCATATGGAGCTGGAAAATTAGTCATGCTAAGATCAGGTAATTCATCTGATTTTAATGAATCAATTGTTTCTTGTTTTAAGAAATATTTACCATCTCTTTTGTTTTTAATTAATATATTAGTCTCCCAATTTTCTAATTGACTTTTTAACCCACTTTCATATGCGGTGTCTAACTCCCCATAAAAACCTAAAGCCTTTTCTTTGTCTTTATTAATTTGTTTTAATTTATCCTCAATACTTAATGTTTCATAACCAAGAACTGTTTGAGCTCTGGTTAAATCTAGTATCGTTGGAAATTTAACAAATTCGTGTTTTAAATACTCTGGTGTGTCTTTACCATATAATTTAGCATATTCATCATTTTGTTTTTGGTATAATGCTGATACTAATCGTTTACCTAAATAACTACCCTGGACATCAGATCTTTCGTACATATATGGTGCGGCATAGGCGTATATCATCAAGAAGTTATTGTAAACTGAGAAAGTTCTTGATAAGAACTCAGCTCTAATCACGTAGTTACCAGTTGATGAATCAAACGTTGTTGTGGTTTTTGTCATCGACAACGGGTATTCAATAGCTTTACCGAAATAACCCTTAATTGTTAAAGTAAATAAAGGGTATGGGAATCTATAAAAAATATTATATGGGTTATATGGGTCATCACCTCTTTCAAGCAATGTCCTACCTTGTACATCTATAAATTCAATTTTTATGATAGGTGTTAAACTAGCATTATGTGTTACATCAATATTAGATATACCGAAAGTTTCTGGGTCAAAAAAGGTTCCTTGTTCAGAATTTGAAGTGAAGTAGTCAGACCATTCTGTTGTAAAATAATCCTTATTCTTTTTATCACCAAAATTAATCGCACCAGAACTGTCTTTAGGTGCTGTTGAGAATGGGTTTAAAAAATTAACACCAACCCTACCAATGGTAACAACACTACTTTGATCACCATTTTCAATAATGGAATTGTCAGGGTTTAATCTAGCCGTTATGTTTGCGTACATAACAAGATCTTCCTGTTTAACGTATCTAGGTATTATCGTTTCGTCCTCTGTAACAATCTTATTCGGGTCAACAACAAATACACCGTTTGATATAGTATCTGGTTCCCCAGTGGTTGATTTTACCGTTCTTTTACCGAATGTGGATAATATTTTTTCATTATAATTAACCGCCATAATAATCCAACCTATTTTTTAGTTTTGTGTCATATTCTCTTAAACTATCTTGTAAAGGGAATGGTATTCTTATTGTTGAGTTATCTGGGAATTCCCATTCACTTGAACCTAATTCAGGGTTAGCCATTAATATTAACCAACCATAGTAAGGTGCTCCATAAAACTGCTGACTGAATTTATCCAACCTACTTTTATTAACAACGTAAGTCGTAAATTTATCCGTTTGTTTTTCGGTTAATTTAATAAAAGGCGGGGAAACATGTTTTCCGTCACTATCCAACTTTTTGTATCGATTAAAATAATTTAAAGCCATTTTTCTATTTTTTTATTTAATCATATAATTCTGGCCATTGCTTCGCTAATTCAGTCTTTGTTGCAACTGGTTCGGTCTCAGCCTCTAGTACAGAGCTTATATTAATAATAGGGTCACTCTTGTATTTTGTAAATAGTTTTAAGTTTCTAACGATGGTGTTATCTAATTTACTAGTTTCTCTCATAGTTAAGGTATAATCCTCTGGGCCACCCTTTATTAGTTTATTTTTCATCTCATCAGAAGACATCAAGTACTCATTATCAGCGCTATCAAAAACATTTTTATTTATTTTCTTAATTGTTTGATTTTTTATATCCATGTTATAAAAATATAAATCACCTATAACCGAATCAAATTCAATAACAAATTTAGATATTAAATTAAACGTGTCTTTTATAACACCTTCAATTTCTTTTGTTTTTTGTGCGATATATTTCTCAACCTTCTTAGGTTTGTCTTTTATATTAGCTGGAATGGATATTGATTCAAGGAATTGTGTTTTTAACGCTTCTATATGAATGTTCTTATCATTGTTTAAATTAACAATAAACTCCATAAAAATAAGTTCATGCATAGCACTTAATTGTATTAAATCAGTTGTGCCACCATTAACAGTTGTACCCGATAAAACAGTTTTATTATTATCTGGTAAAGATGAAATAAAGTGTTCATTTATCGTGAAATTATATTTTAACAAATTATTTAGATTACCTAAAATGCTAGCTAAATTAGTTCCAGTTATGTTAGGGTTATCTTCATTAAATAAATAATAATTAACATCGGTTAAAAATTGGTTTGGTTTTTTGTTATCACCATAATAAAATAATGATTTAGATATTGTATTACCAGTTGCACTTCCATCAATTGTAGTACCTGTTAGGTTTTCTAATTGCGTGTCAAATGATAAAGATGGTGTGAACGTAAAATCAACATCATTTAATTTAGTCTCTAAATCATCGGATAACATTAAATCAAGAGTCCTATTACTGAATTCTAACATCTCGTAATTTAATTTTTCCCACGTATATTTCATTTCATAATCGTTAGTACTAAATGAATTATTAATGGTATTACCAATACTTCCATCCGATAATCTGGTTGTTAAGTTATCAGCTGTTGTTTCCAATAATCTAGCTGATGGTGACACACCAAATTCGTTAGGGTTAAATGAAAACGGTGTTTCAAAATAATAGTTGTGTAGATTAGCCATCACAATTGCGCTATTTGAGAACGCAACAGCTTTCGGTAAACAATTTTTAAAATTATACTGGTTTGGTAAATCACTTATGTTCTCATAACCAAATACTTGTTGTATGAATTCCATATTCCTAACGTATTCGTACATAACATTTGTTGTTTCACCAGTTGGGAATGGGTTATTTGTTGTACCAGTAATACACTCATTAGTTAATTGTTTAAAGAAGTATAAACCATTACCCAAACCTATATAATCCATTAATGTTGGTGATATACTACCGTCCCACCCACTACTACTAGTATTTTGGAATATGGTGTTAATATCTGAAAAATTAATTATCTCCCCACCACTAATATTTAATTTCTTATATTGATCGTAAGGGTTATATCCAAACATATTAGCATCTGTTACCTTTGTTGTGAGTTTTTTAGCATTTGGTACTATTTCATATAATTGAGCCTTACCATCTTCTGTGTATTTAGCGTCATAACCATATAATGGTAGTGATAAACCAGAAAGTATGACACTCATTTTAGCGATTTTATCGTTTATGGTATTTGTAGTCTCCTCATTATTTGATTTAAGTCCGCTATAATAAGAATCAAATAAGTTAGTTAAATAAGTTCTAAACATAATTCTATGAACATCATCTAATTTAGTGTTGAAACCGTCAAAAGTGTTTAGGTTAGTGTCGTATTTAGCATCCCAAATCGGTAATAAGTTTAATCTTATCTTAGTTTTAAACTCTAAGGCGAAATTATCCATTATCGATTCATATATTTTTTGTGATGTTGAGCTCTCTTTAAAGAAGATACCACCTGTTTCAGATACGCCATCAAAATAATTGGTGTAACCGTTTGTGAAGCTACCTTGAAAATACTTGGTGCTTCTACCATTATTGGGTGCATTTGTTAAAGCCTCAAATTTATATGGTATACCAAGTCCATCACCAACTTTAAACATATATTCTTGTGGGTGTAAATTAAGTTTTAATGCTTCGAACTGCTCTGGTTTATTGTTGTTTTTACCTAAGAAGAATGGGTGTTTTTTAAAAATGTCACCTAATTCAAGATATCTTTTATCACTAGCAATATTAGTAAAAACCTCATAAAAAGTTAAACCACTAAAACCACCTACAGGTATTGTATTCCCGCTAATACTAGATATTATTGATGATATTGTATCACCACTAGTTGCGATAGGTTTTGCATAATTTTTCTTTCTAAGGATATCAGATAATGTTCTATATTTTTCATTTACATACGTAATACCAGTCTCATTTTCACCTGTTAATGCATAAACATACTCACCGAATGTTTTATATAACTCACCAAAAATACCATCGTACTTAACATCGAATTGGTTGATATAATATCTACCGTATTCTTCCCTGAATGCGAATTCACCAAAGTTTGATTGATCAACAGCTGTCCAAGTGTTTGTGTCTGTTGGTAATGTTGGTCCAGATTCTGGGTATTTCGCTACCTTTCTAACATAATATTGGCCTTGGTAAACAACACACGCTTCAGCTGGGAAATCTGTTACTGGGTCAAATGGTGTTGCGGAAACTAAACTATTAAAATATGTGCCACCAGCTAATTTTGGTAATAACCTTTGACTAATTATACCAATTGTACCAGCAGGAACTGGTAAATATTCAGTTGAAGGTGTTATTAATTTAGCTTGAGCCACAATAGGTATTAAATCCAATGAGTTTTGAGCAAAGAAATCTTGTTCAAGGTTAATTAAATCCCTTTCTCTTCTATCTGTATTAGCAAATGTTCTTTCGTCATAGACATCGGTGTTTGCGTAATAGTTAAATGATAAAGCGTTTTGTAATTGGTCAACATATCTCCTTAAACCTTGGCCACCTATGTATTTGAACGATAAATTAATTTTAGCTAACATTGGTTGTACACCAATACCTTCTGGGTTTAAATCCCAAACCAAAGGATCATAACTTATATTCAAACTATTAATAATAATTTTTGTGTGGTAAAAGTCACCTATTCGTAAAACACAAACTGGTGGTTTACCAAATGAGGTGTTTTTAGCATCACAATTACCTTGACCCTGGTTTTTAGTTATAGTATCACCAGGTCTCATACATTGTTGTAGGAACGTTAATCTAGTGTTTAACCCTTCAGGTGTCATTGAGTGGAAAGCTGGGGTGAAATACTTTAATTTACTTTTTAAACTATCATAAAGTATAGGCGTCTCTTTTGAGAGATATTCAAAATAATCACATTCCGTTAATAATTTATTTAATATCCTTTGCGCTATTTCCCTTTTAGTTACATTTGTTGTAACAAATTTTTTCTCAATCTCAGCTGGTGGGTCTTGATCTGGTGGTGTAACTCTTTCAATAGGTATTTCTTTAGGCGCTAAAAGAGAATTTACCTCAACTCTCCTAGCATAAGATGCGTTTGACGATAAGTTACCGCAAATAACATCAGCTTGTCTTCTGTATATTTGTGTGGCTTTGCCATTATCTGTTCTAATAGCAATAGCTGTACCAATTAGACTATTTTTTATTAACGTACCATTTGGTTTAAATTGACCTTCAACTTTATCGTATTCATCATATGTTTTAACCATATAATAAATTTTATCACCATAAGCTATTTCATAATATTGTATATCCTCACCATTAATATTAAATATTTTAGGCATACCAAATAAAGTAGCGTAGTCAGAAGTTGGGTCCGTTGGGAACACATCGTCAGTTGTTAAACCATCCGCAGCTGAAACAGTTAAAATTATTCTTTGTCTTTTAGTTGGTTCATTTATATCACCCCTTAGGATTGTAATCGTATTAGTTTCCTCTAAACCAGAACTAAAAATACTATTTATAGTTTCTGGTGTTATTTCTAAACCATCATTAACATTATAACATTTAATCGTATCATTACTTAAGACATTTGGTATAAACCATTTTGTTACGGAAACAAAACGTCTGGCAGCTAATTTATCATTATATTTTTTTATATTATCTAATGAATTACCAGGTGCGGATGGTGATGCATGCGCAACCATATCAATATTTAAATTAAAATCTTTTGTTAATGCATAATTTTTTGCCGAATAATCACTATCTTTTAGGCTATTGAATTGTTGTTCATAACCAAATGTTTTTGCTGGAAACTTTTCTCTATCTTTTTCAAAAAAGTATCTACTACCCTCTGGCATTTTATTACCAATGGTTTTATCATAACGAATCCAATTTTTATCAGCTAAACCAGAACCGTAAGTATTACCCCAAACAGCTTCTTCTTGATATTCAGAGTTTTTATCTATGTTTACACCATTTGCTAAATCAGTATATATTTGAAAATATTTATCATACGGATCGACAGTAAATGTTTTTACTTTATATCTATTTGATGGTAATGGTATATCGTTTTCGAAAAATAAGTTAAATTGTGGTATCGCAGGCGCTGCTTTATCATCAGTTTCTATTTCAACTTTTTTATCATTATTAACACCAGAACTTTTAATTTTTTTCCTGATCACTTCATTAGGGAGTCTTATGTCCAAATCTTCTATTACTTTTTGGAAGTATTCAATATCAGACTCACTAAACACGCCCCATATTCTAGCTAATTCAAAAACATCGTATTCTAAACAACCAGCCCAGAAAGCAGCTAATAATTCATCGACTTCACCATCTGTTAATGATGCAAACTCTTTAGAAACTAATAAATTCAAGATTGTTGGGTGATCAACAACTATATCCCAACTCAAAGTACCAGATCTTTCGGTATTTTGGTAAGTGTATATTGGCTCTGGTCTACCTAGGAATTGGTGTGCTGTCCAGTTTGTTGTTGTATCATCAGTAAATCTAATATTATATGGTGGGAACCACATAATTCTACCACCATTACTACCCTTCTCACAAGGTGGTAAATCTGCGAATAATCTAGCTTCTCTCCAAGCTAGATTCTCAATAGAGAACATGTATTTTCTAGCTCTTTTTTCGCCAAAAGCTTCAACAACAGCATCACCAAGACCGTCACCTAACCTACCATAACCTTCATTAACGTTAAGCGCTGAGGGGTGGATGTTTAAGTTACCATATCTATCTAATACTGAGTTTCTTTCTTTTCTGTGTAATTCTTTCCATCTAATAAGATCAGTAATTTTTGTGAAGGGTTTAGCTTTTGTCCATGTTCTACATAACTCAACCTCATCATACATTCTTTTTTGGTCTCTGTTACCAGCGGCATCAAGACCTGGAACAAAATATTTATAACCAACAACATCTTTACCGTCTTTACTTAACCTTTCAGTTCTATATGGTGTGATCACACCACTACCTTTTGGTGAGAAGTTATAACCATCAGTAAATTTTGTTTTTGTTTGGTCAATAGCTCTTGCAGCCCTATTTTCAACACCAGCTTCTAATAAAGTTTGTGTAACATCTAAAATAGAACAGTCACGGAATGTCTTAGTTTTTGATAACGTATCATTATCCTTGATCCTACCATCCCAATCGTCTGTCAATGTTTGTTTATTAACTGGGTCTAAGAAAGTTTCCATTGTTGAACCTCTCCACACAAATGATGTTTGTACTGAACTATATTTTGAAACAGTTTCAACACCTGGTTCTGAATAATAATTTTCTTGATTTGCTGGCCCCTTTGTTATAGCTCTTGTTAATTCAGTATTTGCTTTAACTTGTAATCCGTTTATATCTTGTAATAGATAAAACGTACCGTTAATACCGCCACTTATGTATGTTTTAAACATTACATCTTCAACACCAGTTTGGGTTTTAGCGGAGCTTTCTAACATTTTTTTGTCAGACCTTCCTAATTTTACAACAAAATCTGGTGTATATTTATTAATACCTAAATTAAGGAAAAGTGAGAATCTTTGTCCTCTACCTGTCTCCTCAATCCTATTAATATCCCTATCTTCTATTTTTTTCTCAATATCGTAAGTACCATATTCTGATTCAGAAAAACAAGTTGGTCTTAAAACGATAGAATCATCGGTAAAAAATGCTGATGTTAAACCACCCAATCCACTAACATCGGATATAAAACTGGCAACCTTACCCAAACCACCTTTAAATGTTGTAATATCGGCATTACCTCTCTCAATGATAGAACTAGGGTTTTTAATCGCTTCAGCTAACTTAAGCGGGTTAGTTACCATATCATCCAAAGTAGTTAATCCTAGGGCTTCCTGTGCCAATTTAGCAGCAATTCTAGCTTCCAAATGGAACTTCAATTCTAAAGCACCAATTTGTGCTAATAATGTATCATTTTTAACACCTGGTTCTGTTAGTAAATTAGCCACATTTAAATCCGCACCAAGCAAAGCGCTTAAAGGTGTTGATGCTGTTGGTAAATTTAAGAAGTCACCCATCACTAGTTGTGTTGGATCGGCATTATTTAACTTATCCTCGGTTAAATAAGGGTTTTGAGGTGTATTAGGGTCAGTATTTAGGAAAATATCCCCAGTTTTATCAACTAATTCAGTTAATTCAGCTTGGTATCTATTTCTGATATTAGAGTTAATCCATTGCTGTGTAAATGGTGCTAATTCAGATTGATTTAAAACTGTGAAATCATTAATAACGGTATCGGCTCCAATAGCCACAGTACCTGGATTTGCAATTGTGAATTGATCTGTTGCGTCATTTAATGGGTCTTTAATAATATTCCTATTAAATAAACTAATTCTTTGTGGGTTAGCTATTGTAACAACATCGCCTGGGTTAATGTTTGGTGATGTATTAATAGCTGCGTTAGTACCTCTACCAGCTAAATATTGAGCTGCTAAAGATGCGTTTGCTGTTAACGTACTAATACCAGATGTGATATCAATAGGTGTATTTAATGTCATTGATAAGTTTAACGTTCTTGGTGCTAAACCTTCTGTCATAACATCCCCTGGGTTTAAAACCTGGAAGTTATTAATAATAGTATCTAATCCTCTACCAGCTAAATATTGAGATGCAAATGAACCACTAAGATTGGTTAAACCTGCCGTTATATCGATTGGTGTATTTAAGTTTCTATTTAAATTTAATGTTCTTGGTGCTAATGATTGAACAACTACATTACCAGGATTTATATTATTAAAATCATTAATAACTGTATCTAATCCTCTACCAGCTAAATATTGAGCCGCATATGTCCCACTAAGGTCATTTAAACCAGCGGTGATATCAATAGGTGTGTTTAATGTTCTATTAAAGTTTAATGTTCTTGGTGCTACCGCATCTGTTTGAACATTACCAGGGTTTATGTTAATATAATCATTAATAACACTAAAAGAACCTCTACCAGCTAAATATTGAGCTGCATACGCTCCACTAAGATCATTTAAACCAGCTGTGATATCTGTTGGTGTATTTAATGTTCTATTAAAGTTTAATGTTCTTGGTGCTACCGCATCATTAATAACATCACCAGGGTTAATATTAGGTGATGTATTTACTGGGGCGAAAGATCCTCTACCAGAAAGGTATTGTGCCGCCAATGTTGAATTTGGGGTTAGGTCTTGAACACCAGCTGTGATATCTGTTGGTGTATTTAATGTTTGAGCAAAGTTTAGTATTCTTGGTGCAATCGCATCATTGATTACATCACCAGGGTTAATAACAACAAAGTCGTTAATAACACTAAATGAACCCCTACCAGATAAATATTGAGCCGCTAAAGCTGCGTTAGGTGTTAGATCGTTTACACCAGCCGTGATATCTGTTGGTGTATTTAAGTTTCTACTAAAATCTAAAAGCCTTGGTGAAACAGCATCTGTTAACACATCACCAGGGTTTATAACATTGAAATCGTTAATAACACTAAATGAACCCCTACCAGATAAATATTGGGAAGCAAATTGAGCGTTTGGTGTTAAAGCTTGGACGCCAGCTGTGATATCTGTTGGTGTGTTTAGGTTTTTATTTAAATCTAAAAGTCTTGGATTAACCGCTTCTGTTAATACATCACCTGGGTTAACGTTAGTATAATCATTAATCGTTGTTACGGATCCTCTACCGCTAATAAAACTAGCGACATATTGTTGGTTTACCGTTAAATCAGTTATACCAGTTGTAATGTCGGTAGGTGTATTTAATGTTCTGTTAAGATTTGCTAATCTAGCGGGGTTACCAGCTGTATCAACATCACCTGGATTTTGCACCGAAAAATTATTTACAACAGCATCCTGACCTAAAGAATCTAAATAGGCGCTAACAGTAACTGAGTTAGTTAAATTAACTAAACCCGTTACAATATCAGGTGGAGATTGTAAGTTTAAATTTAGAACTGTGTTTCTAAATTGTCCTGAAATACTATTAAGACTCATATCTTATAAATATTATTTAAATTGTTTTTTTTTATCCTATATCACTAATTGGCGCCACACCGAAATCAACAATGTAGTTACCACTACCATAATCATTCTTAGCCATGGTAGTTTTTATAAATTCCCCAAACATTTGCGGATCTGATTCATATAATTGTTTAGCTGTTATCGATCTTTTACCACTAGGTGAATCATGTTCAATAACACCAGAGACATTCACTGTAACTGTTGTGTTTGTTCCACCACCAGTCATTGCAGATTTATACGCTTGACCAAAGGCCATTTCATCTAAGAAAGCAACAGCATCACCCTTACCACCTTTAAAAACCCTACCATCAGAATATAATACAGCGTCATTAACATTTTCAACTGGGGGTAACTGATAATGTTGCTGTTTTGGGTTATCGTCAGTTTCAAAGATATCTTGTAAACCAGCGGTGATTAATCCCCCAGCGCCACCAACTAAAGCACCAATAGCGGTTCCAACTCCAGGGATAATACTACCAATAGCTGCACCAGCTGCGGCACCCGTTGCCGCATAACCACCGTATGTAAAACCACCAGTATCATTATTTTCGGCTCTAGCTCTATTACCTCTACCCATTTGTTGTTGAACAGCTTTTTCACCACCAGCCATGGCTATTAAAGCCTCATTTCTTTTACCATCAGTAACAAATGAACCAGATATCATTTGTTCACCAGCATTTTTAATTAAATCTATATCTAAAGCGTCACCTAATGTTTTTAAAATGTGACCAAAAGTAAATTCAACATATGGTAAAATACCTTTCATTACGAAACTAGCTATTTCACCAAATATTTTACCTATTTTACCAAAAAAGGTACCCTCACCATTCATTATATCTCTAATGTGATCCATGAATGTATTAAATTTAGATAAGAAATCTTTAATACCAGTTTCAAGAAAACCACCTGGTGAAAATAAATCATTAATGAAAGGTATTAAACCGTCAGCAATACCCTTACCCAAATCCTCAATCTTTTTTAAAGTACCTTCATCCTCTAAAAATCTAGCTAAATTTGTGAATAACGGTGTTAAACCAATGGCGAACCTATCTAAAACTATGTTTAATCTTTCTTGTAACGTTAATCTAGACTGTGCAGCATCTTCACTAGCTTTTCTTTGTGATAATATGTTTTTCAACTGATCCTCACCTGTGATATTACTAACCAACTCACTAACACCGTTAGGCATTTTAATCTCATATTGACCGTCTTTGTTAAGAGTCATTAAATTACTTAATTGTTGTTTTTGATCTTCATCAAAACCCATTAAGTTTTTACCAGATTTAGCTAAAGCGTTAAGTTTGTCAGCTGTTTTAGCTTGTTCTATGGCAGCATTTTGTATCGTTTCATAATTTTGATTAAGCGCTTCAGCTTGTTCTTTTAATATTTGTCTTTGTGCTGGTGGAATAATAAATTCACCGTTTTTGTTTTTAACCGCAAGATTCTTAGCACTGTCGATTAATTTCTCGGCCATACCGTCAGCGTTATTCATTGAATCGTACATTAATGAGAATGGGTCACCAAATTGTTGCGCCATTTCACCACCAAGTACTTGTATTTTAGCTGCCGCTTCAACGGCTTTTTCTGGGCTAAAGAACGCATCTTTAAAAGAACTAATTGATTCCGCTAAATTAAATCTAAGTGATTCAGCTTTAGCTGCTAATTTTGTTAAATCCTCTACACTTCTACCGAAAGCGGTACCAGTTAAATTTTTAACAACATCAGTTGTCGTTTTTAATAGTTTTGTTTGATTAATATTAAATTTGGCGGCAACTTGTCTCCCCTTTTCAGCGGTTTTCATTGTTGTTCCTAGTGATATACCAAGATTGTCAAATTCAGCAACCATGTTAGTCACACCTTCAACACCTAAACCAGTGCTGTAACCAAGTTTAACTATATCTGTTATTTCTTCTTTACTAAATAAACGATTTTTACCAGTTTCATCACTAAAACCCTTAATAATTTTACCAATATCCTCAATCTTACCACCATACCCTATTATTTCATTGTAAAGGGTTGGCATTTGATTCATTAAATTTCTGTATTCTGAATATGTTAAACCTATATCAGCGGCAACCCCACCAACAACTTTTTGCATTTCAAGAAACATTTTCCAAGCTTTCTCAATAGGGAAAATTATATCAAATAAAGCTTTACCTAAATTCCAAGCCGTACTTAAAATACCACTAAATATACTCCCTATACCACTAAATTGTGTACCGATTGTTTTACCAACACCAGATATACCAGCCATCGCACTACCCATTTTACCACTAGCGGTTTTAGCTGTTTCTACGTTTACCTCAGCAATTTCTTTTTCAAGTTCTAGTTGAGCCTTTTTCTTTTTAATCATATCGGCAGCGAGTTTATTACCCCTCTGCTCTAATTTATTGGCGGTTTCATCAAGTTTTTTAATTTCTTCAGTTGTCTTCTTAAGATTCTTTTTAGCATCTTTTAAGTTATTAGCATCTTCAACCATTTGTTTACCAAACCTAGATATATTTTGTAGTATTGTTTGGTTTTTTAAATCCCATTCCCTACCAGCTGCTTTTTTTGCGTTTATGGCTTCATAATATGACATCATTTTCATCATATGATCTTCTTCCTGCTGTGCGGTGATCAAACCGTTAGCCCTAGCATCGCTCAAACTTTGCTGCGCATTTTTTAAATTACTGAAAAAATCTCCTTGTGCCATTTATTTAAATTTACTATATATTAGTTAACTATAAATACAAAACAAACTGTTTTTATACAGCAGATGTTTGTAAATTAGTTATTACTTGTTTTAATATCATTTTTGATGATTCAGAAATTGATGCATCAAGCTCTTTATCAGTTAATCTTGTGTTTCTACTTATGTTAGTTATTTTACCTTTTAACACTAAATTAACTGATGTTTTTTTACTAGCGTTTGTACTCATATTACCTTCTATTAAAGATTTTAAATATGAGATTGTATCACCCTTATTACCATCATAATAACTACCGTCTGGTCTAATAACAGCGTCTTGAACTGATATATGGTTATCACCTCTTTGGTTATCAATATATGCGTTACCTAGGTCTAAAGCCACTGATGCCGCTGTACCAACACCAGGTATTGTGGTTAAAGCCCCAGATGCAAGTGCTATCCCAGCTTGATCCCAATCACCCTCAACAACTTGGCCAATTGCATCAAAAACGCCAAGTACTAACCCGATACCAGGTATTTTTTTAACTATACTTTTTCCTAGTATTTTTGCGGCAGATTTTGATGTTAAATAAGCACCAGTTTTTATCGCTGGCGAACTAAGATCCACACCCCCGTTATTTTCATTCCACGTATTAATTCTTTGTGTTAATGAGTTCTTTTTGTTTTTACTTAAAATAGAATTTTCACCTGCGTTATTTAAAGCGTTTTTCTGTACCTCTAACCCTATTTTTTGGAATTTTTCACCAATACCTGGTAACACATTACCCAGTAATTCAACTATTCTACCACCGTAATATTGTATGTAAGGTACTAATATATCATTAAGACCCTTAAATATAAAATTAAGCGTTTCACCGAATTTTTGTGTAAAGATTGTATCTGGATTCAACCATATACCTAATACTTTATCGATCATTTCATTAGCAGCTTTAAGACCTTTTCTAATGAATACACCCCATAAACCAGTATTGGACATATTTTGGTTTAACCAATTAATCATCCCATTACTAACACTAGCAACGGTACTATCTAAATTATTCATCGTATCGTTTTGTGTGAAATACCTATTTAATACAACAAATACTTGTGAGAAACCGATATTAAATCTATCAATGGCTATACCAATTCTTTCGGCTAGTGTTTTTCTTAACAAAGCTGATTCATCATTTCTTCTGTTTTGTAACAAAGTTTGATTTATTACATTTATACTTGGTATTTCTTCAAGTCTTTTAATAACACCGTTTGATAATCTAACACTATAACTACCATCCTCATTTAATGTCATTAAATTTGTGATCAAATCCTTTTGTTCACTATTCATTGTCGCTGAAAAACCTTTTTTATCTAAAGCGTCTATTTTATCGGTAAATTTAGCCTGTTCAATAGCACCATTCATTAATTCGTCAGCATCTTGATTAATCGATTCAGCAAACTCTTTAATTATTTGACGGTCAGCTGGTGACATTTGAAAACCGTTTCTACCTTTAAAAGCTTTACCTTTTAGCGCTTCAATTAAATCAGCTGTTAATTCCTCTGGTTCAAGTACACTCTTACCCATTAATGTAAAAGGGTCACCGAAATAAGATGCAAATTTACCACCAAGTAATTTGGCGGTCGCTGCTACTTCAACAGCAGTCTCTGGATCAGTAAAAGCATCTTTAAATGAATCAACGCTTTTAACAACATCAATTCTTAATTTTTGGGTTTTAACCACCAAATCAGTAAGACCCTTTAAACCCCTAGATATACCGAAACCAGTTAATGAGATAACTAATTCATTTACTTTTTTAAGAACCCCTGTTTGGTTTTGGGATACTCTCATTGCCTTATTTCTGGCATAGTCGGTTAATTCAAGTGTTTGATCTAATGAATACCCTAAGTTATCAAAGTTTCCTATGAGTTCTGAACCCTCTTCTACACCTAAACCAGTACCAAGACCTAACTCAATAATGTTTTTAAATTGTTTACCAGTAAACATTCTATTTTTACCAGTTACATTAGTTAATTTATCCATCACCTCACCAATTTGTTCAATGGTACCACCAACATCTAGAACTTCATTCATTATTCTAGGCATATTACCCAGGAAGTTTTCGGATTCAGAAGCGATTAACCCAGCATCCGCTGAAAAATCACCAGTGATTTTTTGCATTCGAAGAAAAGTTTCGTAAACAGCTCCGATACCCAAATCAGATCCAAACATATCCGTAACAAAACCACCAACTATTTTAAACAAACTAAATGCGGCTGTGGCTAATGTTTTAACTGCGGTGAATACAGCTCCACCAACTACAATAATAGCGGCTAAATACGGGTTACCTGTTTTAGCGGCAGCTTCTGCTGTGTCTGAAGCACCTTCCATCGCTTCGTTGATAATCTTTTCGGTTTCTAACTGGGTTCTTCTTTTAAGGATATATTTACTTAATTCTGTCTTACCATTTTGTGCGGCTTCAATCTCTTCTTCCTTATATTTTTCTATTAACTCAGTTATCCTCTCTTGTTCCTTTTCTAACTTAATCCTTTCATTAATTACATCCTTATTTCTTTTATAAACTTTTTTAATATACGATGATATCGTATCTTGTCTAAGATCATATTTGTAAGCTTCTTTTTTAGCGTCAATAGATTTTGCGTGTGATTCTATAATTTGTTGAATCGCATTTTCTCTAAGTTTTTGGGACACAGTATTACCATTGTTTAAAGAATCTAATTCCTTAAGCATTTTATCTAATTTTGCTGCTATATCCCCTTGAGCCATTTATTAAAATGAAAATTCTAAACTACCGCTATTTAATTTTGGTATAATATTCTTACCAATAGCTTTTTTAATTTTGGTCATGGTTTCTTTATCCATGATTATATCACTATAGAATTTATTTAAAGTTGGGGTATCCATGAAATTAAATTTAACCAAAGTAGCCATACCACCAAGTATATTAGCATGTACTTGAATAGATCCAGTTGGTGTGCTTATCAAAGCTTCATTTTCGTTATTAGGCATTTCAGATACAATCCAGTCTGATTCAAATCTAGATCTCAATAATGTTTTAAAATCATTAAGACCTTTAGTTTTAATTATGTTATAATTTCTATCAAGATCCATTCGAACATCTTTAATTTTAAAGTTAGGTAACTGACCTTCTTTATAGAAGTAATAAACTAACGATATCACGATTATTGATAAATCCTCAGCATCACCCAAAACAGGGTCGTCATTAACAAGACTATAACCCTTAATACTACCATGATCACCAACTATCTTAGCTAAAGCGTCATCGGTTTTATCCAAGTATTTTTCAGCTCTAGAACCAGCCATCTTAGCACTAACAAAACTTTTTAAATCACTTTTGTCCGTCTGACCACCATCTTTCTCCATTTTAATAGCTTTTATAAAATTTTGAAATGTCATTGGTGCTGATTTAACCACATCTTTAGGTATTGGTTCATACTTCTCAACAATGGTTTTAAGTTGCGCTTCTGTTATAACATATTTTTTCATAAATGTTTTTATTAATAAATATCTAGTAAAACAAAAAACCCACCTTTATAGTGGGTTTCTTTTATCCTCTTTTAGATTTAGCTTTTTGCATCTCTCTATCTCTAGCTTCTTTGATTTTAGTATTCTCTTCCATCAATATCTCAATAAACTTTCTTCTTTCAAAGATTGGCATCCCAATTACATCAGCATAAGTAAAATTCGCATGTTTTACTAAGATGTATGATTCATACATCATTTGCTGTCTATAATCAGACGTAAGGCCAAAGAAATTTGGCTGTAATAGGAAGTTCACCAAAAAAAAATTCCCCACTAGGAGCTTCTACATTAATCGTTAAGTCAAGACCTGGTTCGTTGTCGAATAAGTGTTTTCTAAATTCGGCAGAGTCCATTGGTGACATTGATTCAACAAATTGAATAATTGCATTTTTATCGGTAATACCATCAACCTCTGTAATTTGATTTTGTAATCTAAGGGTCATGATCTGGCTAATAGCGTTTGAACCGAGTTTTTTAGTTCTAACAGAATCTTCTTTAACTAACTTCTCATCCTCTTCAGCTGTTAAGTATTTGAATTTAACGGTTTTTTTACATTTTGGTAAAACAAAAGAACACTCACCGTTTTCATCTGGTTGTATTGAAATTTCTTTTGTTGGTAACTGGCTAATATCGATATCAGTGACAAATCTCTCACCTGTTTTAGGGTCTGATAACTCCACAGGATACATTTCGCCATAACCTGTTGCTCTTAAGAAGAAAATAATAGCGTTTCTATCACCTGGTAATAATTGACCAGCTTTGATATCTTTATCTAAAATTTTCTTTTCTAATAACACATCAAGAACTTTACCACTTTGAAGTAGGTTTGGTGAAGTTAAGATGTTTTCATCAGAAGCTGTCATATAGGCAACTTTAACTGAATCTTTTTTATTCTTGTAGAATCTTCCACCAGACGGTAAACTAATTACGTCATGTGCTGGTTCAAAGTAAACTTGTTGTGAATTATCCATATTCGTTTCTTTTTTAATTAATTATAGTATATTATTAAATAGTGTAAACGGTATTTTTTTTAAAATTTACTGTTTACCCGTAATTTGACGGTACTTATCTAAGTAATAATACGAATGTATGGCAAAAAAGAAAGGTAAAACAAGGAAAATGTTAAAAAAAATGAATGGTACCTCAAACCTTGAGGTTATGTTCGCTGAATTATTGAGGGAAATGAATATTAAGTTTGAACAACATTTTGTTTTTAGGAAAAGGGAGTTTGATTTTTTGTTAAATGATCACAGTATTTTAGTTGAGACTCATGGGTGTTTCTATCATTGCTGTAAAAAACATAACCCAGAGCCCAAATACGCCTTCCAGAGAGCAAATCTTAAGAATGACCAGTACAAGGTTAAACTTGTTAAATTCGATCCCTCATACACCTTGTTAGTGATTTGGGAGCATGAGATGTTAGAAACAAAAGTTTTAACAGAGAAGATTAATACGTTTGTCGGGAAACATAGTAAATTACTAAACGGGTAAAAACAAAAAAGGGGTCGCATAGCGTCCCCTCTTGTAATCTTGTGCAATCTCTCTTAGTAAACCAAGATACAACGGTCCATTCTTAATGTAGCGGAGATATCTGCGATTTCGTCATCACTGTATTCTAATGATCCAAAGTCGACATTGGTTAAGAAGGTTCCTTGAAGAATCCATTTCTCAACAACAACACCTGTCGGATCTAACATTTCCAATTCAATATCTTTTTTATAACCAGCGGCATAACCCATACGTCCTGTTACGGATTCAGCGTGTAGACGAACCCATTCCATTAACGCTTGAGCAGCTGAAGGTCCGATAGGATCTTTGAACGTAACGTCAATTGACTCCCAGTTGAATCTACCAGCAACATACGTTGATGTATTCAAGAAAGGAATCTCAACTTCATTTATTGTTACTTTAGGTCTTGATGTTGAAATCACAAACCATTCGTTGATACCTAGTGAACTTGGGAATCTCAAGATAAACCTATTCTTTTTCTTTGGTTCGTAAGGAACAGGCATTTTCATTAGTAAGTTAGCCATATTGTTATTTATTTAGTTTTGTTTTATTCTTTTTAATAAATATCTTTGTTTTTCGTTTTGTACACCTTTTTAAAAAAATATTTCAAAATACTTGACTTTTGGCCTTTTTATACTTATTTTTGTTAAGGGTCTTAACGAGAGGTACTATTTTATTATTATATTATATAGTACTATATATACATTATTATTATTATATTATATATATATGTACTTATAAATGGTACTATTATATATATTTTTCTTTGTTACTTTCTTTTTACCGTAGTCAATAAACCATACATGGTAAAACGTCTATGATAAAAATATGGGGGTACTATTAAATACCCCCAAGATTTATTAAATGTTATCGAAAGAAACGTTTTGTGGTGTAACTGTGAACTCAAGTTCAATGAACTCTAATGTTGGAGTTGGTTTGATAAATATTTTACCTCTTAAGGTATTTCTATCATTATCTTCAACGTCCATAGCGACACTTACTCTAAAGTCTGTTAAACCTCTTTCTTTTCTGATGTTATCTAAGATTGGGTTAACCAAAGACAAGAATTGATTTCTAACTGTGGTATCGTTTGGATCGAATAACAATCTTTTAGACACACTCATAATCAATCTTCTTGCTTGTAACAACAATCTTCTGATGTTCAATCTATCAAGAGCACTTGATTTAACTTGTAAGTTTCTATTACCCCAGATAACAACTCCAACATCTGAATAAGTAGCCAATGGGTTGATTCTACCTGGATATAATACATCTCTAGCCTCTTGGTCAAGAACAATACGTGCTCTATTACATTTAACTAAACCTCTATTGTAACCAGCAGTTGCAAACCAAGGGAACGCTACGTTATCAGTATAAGCCATATTTCTTACTACTTCAGCAGTAGGTGGGATATACAAGTTTGCGTTATTGTCTGTATCTGTAATTTGGATCCATGGGTAATATACCGCAGTGTAATTAGAATCAATATCAGTATTCTCTAATTCGCTAACGATATCCTCAGCATAGTACCAACTTTCAGTATCTGAAGGGTTATTATTATTTAATAATTTAATATCAGGTAATGTTGGTAAATAAATTGCATCCAATCTCTTCTCTTCAACCACTTCAATTGCATCTCTAACCAAGTCAGTATTGTTTAACATGTCAATACCAGGTGTTGCTAAGATGTTAATAGCGATTTCTTCAGGATTTTGGAATGTTCTGATACCATACATTGTTGCATAGTAGTCAGAAGTACCAAACAATTCAGCGTATTCAACATTTGTGAATGTATCAAATTGTCCAGCTACGAAACCAGTTCTACCGATTTTATATTCATCTGTGTTTGTTCTGTTAACTCTGTATTCATCCCAACCATCAAAACCACCTGAGAATAATACTGTGAATTTTCTTGTTCTCATGTTATTGTATGGGTGAGAAACTGTACCGTCAACAGTTGTTGCATCGTTAAATGAAGCTACACCAGTTGCAAAAACTTGTTCACCAGTTACAGAATCAACAATTGATTGTGCGTTGATATCCATGTGGAAACCTTTAGTTTTTGTTGTGTAATCATCACCAATATTATATGCGTTATCACCTAAGATACTAACTTTACCTTTGAACAGTAATAAATCTTTATCAAATCCAAATTGACTTGAGAAACCTAAATAATTTTTAGGGATTCTATCACCACTAGAGATAACAGCATTACCGAAAGGTGGGTTATAAATTGTATCACCTGGGGCATAATACTTCAATTTGTATGGCATTTCAGGTACTAATGTTGCTGTATAATTAACTTCATTATTAGTTCTGAACTCATAACCTTCGAAACCAGCAGGTACGCCATCCATCGGTGCGTTATTAGCTAAATCAAGGACGATATAACTACTCTTCAATGGGTATTTATTATCGATAGTACCGATTTTTCTACCAACGTAGTTATCTAAACTTTCATTCATTGTACAATCAGTGAATCTCTCTAATAAAACAGGTGTTTTATCAGTATCATTGAATGATCTTACATAAATATCAAATGTCTTTTTAGATAAATCAACATTTGCGATAGATGCTTTAATTTCAAAGTTTGCTGTTGTACCATCAGATATAGATATAAACCTAAATAACCTTTGTGGTAAACCACCTCTTAATTCTGAAACAATAAATGGTGTAACAGGTGATTGATATTGGAATTTATAATGATCCCATTCATTAACAGAAGTTAATTCTGTGTATAAACCTTTAATCTTACCTTCTAACCAACCCATTTTTAATGAGTTATCATATACTTCCTCAACATAGATTAAAGAATCTTTGTTTGCTGGTGTTGTACCAATTACATTTTTAATATAGTTAGCATTACCCTCTTTCAAAGAAACAGTATAAGAGAACGTACCACCAGATGGGTTAGCTGTTGTCCCCGTTAACTCAAAAGCTAAATAAGGGTTACTATCTAAACCTATTGGTGCGATCATATCCAAAGTATTAACTTTGTATTTTAACACATCAGAAACATAATTACCTCTACTTCTAATAGTAGCAATTGTTTTATTATGTCCTTCAGTATATGGATCACAATTTAAAGTCATTGTGTATAACTCTAATTTACCTTTAATGGTACTAGCGCCAGCTGAACTAAATGTGTGACAAAATAAACCAAAACTAGGCCCGCTATATGTTTGAGTAATAGGGTTATAAACCAATTCATTATTTAACACATAAGCGTCTCTATCTTGTGCAGGTACCGTATTAGGTAATTCATAAGCATCAACATAAGTCGCATCGTATACATTAATAGGTGCGATATCAGTATCCATCTCATTTTGTAGATCGTTAGTCAATAGACCCCAATACATTGCATGTTTTTTATCATAAAAATTAGCACCTGTATATCCACCGATTGTAGTGAAATATGTGTTAAAAACTGAATCAAATTCAGTTGTATTAACACCAGTTAAACTTGAAATGTAATCAATCAAGTCAATGTTTCCACCTGGATCAACAACATAAAATGAATTTGTTGCTGTATTAAAACGAAACTCAATTTGAGTCTGAGTAATACCAGTATGTGATAATGTTGATTCATCGCATGCACCTAAAGTTTTAACAGTCCAAGCCATACCAGCTTCATATCCTGATAAACCTAGTAGTCTAGTTACGTACAATTGATTTGATTGTGTTAAATACTGTTTTGCGATGTATGGTAATTCATACTTAACAATTTGTGTATTTTTAAATTTTTCTGGATTTGTCCCACCAAATGTCGTTTTAAACTCATCGAAGTTTCTGATGAAAATTGGTTGGAATGCTGGACCTTTTACGGTTTCACCAACAACACCTAAAGTAGTAACACCCACTGTTTCAGTAGTGAAAGTTAAATCTTTTTCTGTTGTGTAAACACCTGGAGATGCATAAACTTTGTTTGCCATATTTAGTTAATTTTTATTTATTATTTAATTTTACTTATTCATAAATATCACATTTTTTACCAAAAAACCGTAAGATCGATTCATTTTAAAAAAAGTTTTATTATTTTTATCCGTTTTCAGTTAATGTAAACGTTCTACTAACAGCTGGTGTTACTATAAAATCATCTGGATCTAATATAAACCCTTGTAAATTAAAAGTATAAAGTTGCACATAGAACCTTTTATTCGTTAAATCAGTTACTTGGCTTTCATCAGACGTATCTTCTAAAACGATTGGGATATAATGTCCATTTACAACTGTATAAGCCTGTCTACTTTGAAAATTTTTAAGAACTAATGTGTTAAACTTATTAAGCTCTTGCTGTCTATAAGCAAATATCCTAACAGAATACATTATATCAACAGGTATTGGTTGTGGTATTTGATAAACATCAACCCCCTTTCTATTTCCATCCCAAGTTGGTACCTCAGCATACGTATAGTGCTTACCTATCGGTATATTATAAATTAACGAAGGGTTTGTACCGTATTTAGTATCTGGGTTTCTAACGATATTAATAAATGGTATCTTAACGTTTTTATATTCATCAGAAAATTTCCAAGTTTGTGAGAATTCGTTCCATTTTTGTATACCCATCATAAAAACTGGAACCTCTTCACCATCAAGAGATAATTTTAAGTTGTTATTAACAAAATCTTTAAAACCTCTATCTAAATCAATATGTAAAACACCTTTAGGGAGATAAGTATCTTTATCGATAATCATATCCTTCATATTTTCAGCCGCACCGCTCTGCATAGAATAAGGGTACTCAATGTTTGCTCGCTCTCTGGTGATATTAATGTTTTTCTTAAAAGACCCTGGTAATGCCATAATTATATGCCGTTAAATATATTTGGATCAACATTAGTACATTTAATTCTTCTGAAATATCCAGAATAACCAAATTGTGTACTAGGATTATCCGAGTTTATTGTATCATCATCAAAAACTGTGAAGTATTTAAAATTATTTTGTTTGTCAGCGTAACCAACAATATCGCCATAATTAATTTCAACGGTCTTCTCATCTAACTGTTTTTGTAAAACTGTAAATTCTAGATTACCATAATCCTGATATCTTAAATTACCATTTGGTGAATACGATTTGTTCTCACCGTTTTCTAGGTTTAGTATAACTTTAAGTTCAACAGGTGCTTTAAATCTAATATCACCAGAATTACTCTCCCAATAAACATCATCTACTTGCGTGTTAGCACGATCAATTCTAAATAAAACAACGGTAAAGTTCATATCACCCTCGATTAGCTCAGTAGCCATATCAAGTTCAAGTTGAAAATCTTCTTCATCGTAAAACCTATTCAACCTAGTATTTGGTATTCTAGTTTTTCTTTCCATTGTTCTTTATAGATAAATAGTTTAATTTATTTATGAATTGACTTTGTGCTAAAAATTTATTATTATTGAATAATAATAAATTCGATGAATTAAGAATTATAATGCAGTTACCAATAGAAAAACGTGCTCTAGATATATTAAAGGTTTATAAAGGGACTAATGATTACATTTTAGGGATACAAAAAACATATTTTACAAGCAAAAGCTTCATACCAACAAAAAATCAAAGTGACTATATTATTAAAAATGGACATGTTGACCCAGTTGTTGTTAATAAATTATTTAAGATTAGCAAATCATGTAGACCATTTATTGCTGAACAATTAAAACTAGATTTCATACCAGAAAAAATATTTATAAACAAATTACTTAGTAGAAAAGATAATTTTTTACATGTTTTTGGTTGTTTTGAAGAAGGGTGTGATGAGTATTACACGTTTTACATATCAAAAGAATGTGTTAAAGTTAGTAAGCCAGAACCCATAATCGATCCATCTAAATATGAAAGAGATCCTAAACCACATCAAATAACGGCTATTAAAAATTTATTAATGAATGATAAATTTATATTAGCTGACGAAATGGGTTTAGGTAAGACAACCTCAGCTATTATCGCTGCGATGGAAGGGCAGTTCAAAAAAATACTTGTAGTATGCCCAGCGTCACTTAAATTAAATTGGAAGATAGAGATATCAAATTACGATTCACCTGACAATATTAGTATTGTTGACGGTAGTAATCTAACTGTAAAGAAATGGACGATTGTAAATTACGATATTCTTAAAAATTTTCACCATTTACCCAGACGTGGTGTTAAAGTATCTGATTTACCAACATCGCCAATTGATTACCATAAATTTGATCTAGTTATTGCTGACGAGGCTCACTATCTTAAAAACGCTTCTTCAAATAGAACCAAGATCTTTAACGATTTTGCTATGAAAATACCTGTAAGATGGTTATTGACAGGTACTCCGATCACAAATAAACCAATCGATTTCTATAATCTTTTGTATTTGTGTGATTCACCCGTTGCGGCTAACTGGGTTGGTTATGTTAAAAGATATTGCGCTGGTAGACAGTTTAATCGTAAGGGTACCAAACAAAAATATTGGGTTTGTTCTGGGTCATCAAATTTAGAGGAGCTGAAAGATTTTTCATCTGACGTTATTTTAAGAAGAACAAAGAATGATTCAATTGACCTGCCACAAAAAACAATCAAACCAGTTTATTTACCACTTGAGTTCTCAACCAGTTACAACGCTTATATAGCTGAATACGAGGCTTGGATTGAGGAAATGGAAGCCGCTGGTGAAAAACCAACAATTACTGACCATTTAACAAAACTTATCAAAGTTAGACAATTATTATCCTATGATAAAATTGTACATACAATTGAAATGGCTGAAGAAATGTTGGAAAATGATCAGAAAGTTATTATTTTTAGTTGTTTTACCAATACTATTAAAGAATTACAAGCCCATTTTGGTAAAAAAGCTGTCACAATTGATGGTTCGGTGTCAAAAGAAAAAAGACAACAGGCCGTTGAATCATTCCAAAACGATGATAAGATTAAAGTTTTCTTAGGTAATATTGTTGCCGCTGGTGTTGGTTTGACACTGACTGAAAGTAGTGTGGTAATATTTAATGATTTAGATTGGACACCCGCCAATCATATGCAGGCTGAAGATAGGGCGCATAGAATCGGCCAACAAAACCAAGTTCATATTATTTACCCTTTATTCGCTGATACGTTAGACATGATCATGTACAAAGCACTACAAAGTAAAATGAAAATTATTAGTACTATCATGGGTGATAACCCATCAGAAGAACAAATTTCTGTTGGTAAAGAAGTTATTATGCACCTTAGACGTTAATGTTGAAGTAGGTAACTACCTTTAACATCTTTTCTTTGAGCACCAACATCACTGTCTCCAGTTGGTAATACAACCACATTATAGACCAATGGCTCTGCTTGTGTTGA